ACTGTCTGCTTCTACATATGCTGCGTTAACTGATGATGATAATCCTGTTAGTTCTGCAAAGGAATCTACCTGAATAACACCATTGTCCTGTAGGTCAAGAAGTTGTTCTGCTGTGAGCACTTGCCCATCAGCAAAGTCAATATATCTAATTGTCATATAAATTTACTCCTTGGAAACAATATATATTTTACCTTCCAGGAATTGTCACCAGCATTAATCTCATGTTGGATTCCAATGATGGTTAGTTGTTCCTCGTAGGTAAAATTCTCTGTGTAATGTTTTACATTAACTCTGTCTAATATTTCTCCAGATGCCGCTTTTTGTAAGGACTTCTTTGCATCCCATTCAATAGAATTTACAAGAGGAGTTGGCTTCTTCCACTTCTCCAAGATAGATGTAGCCCACGAAATATAAACATCTTCACCATCTTGTACATTGAAGTTAGTCTTGGCATTTAAAGCATTTGTGCCATATCTGTTAATCATGGCTTGTTTTCTCTTAATTGTCAGAGGTTCTACTCTGACTTCTTCTACTGTCTTAAATGCTCCAGGAGTATAGAAGTCACCTTCACTAAATCCTTCAGGTACAGCATCTGGGTCCCATTCTGATTTATATACACCATATTCATTATTGGCCTGTACCTCATTGATAGTGCTGCTTACTGAATAATCAATTCCAATATTTTTATATCCAAACTTTGTGGGGTCAGTGTTATCAAAACTCATTAGCAGGGTACCTGTAGGCAATGCACCTGATGCATAGCAATTTAGAACATTGTCCTTGCTGTAATAGATAAGTGCTCCTTCTGTATCTGAAGCCAATACCAGGGCTTCCCACAGGGTCTTTTGGTCTCTCCAGTAGCCATGCTTTGTTGTTCCACCACCAACCACATTTCTTTGCCAAACCTGATAGTCCTGCTTCTTGGCATTAGTGAATAAAGTTTCAATTCTGTTTGTCCAATTCTGTGTTCCATGAGTCTGGATATTATTTAATTCTGTAGTAGCCTGCTGCAATTCTGAGATAGGGTCCATTACATCAAAGGTAATTAATGGCTTGTCTTTATCACTTCTATAGTCAACTGCAAGGTTATTGATTCTTCCTTGGAAGATTATTTCATCCCCTCGTTTTAGTCGTACTTTGCTCTTAGGCTCCATAAATCTGTTGTAGTTAGGGTCAAATGATTTGTTAACAGTTCTGATATGCATAACACCTACTGAAGGTATTGGCAGTGGCAATGCACCTGTATAACTATCTACTCCTCTCTTTATGCTGATGGAGAGGATGCCTTCTTTCATATCCTGCCATTCAAACTGCAGGTCATTCTGTAAATCTAAATCTGATGCAATTGGTGCACCATTGTCACCATCACCAGGAGCGTTCTCACCAATTACAAATAAACCATCTATCCTGGTTCTTAATTCAATACTAAATTCATCTTGTATTTTCATCTGCCATTAACACCTTGATACTTATCCAATGCAGCAGAAACAACTCTGCCAAGTTCATATGGGTCAGTACCAACACCAGCGTTAATGGTTACATTGTTTGTTACACTGCCCTTTGATGATGCAGAACCTGCTAAGGCAAATGATGGTTGCATATCAAGACCATTTAAAGCCCTCATAGCCAAGCCTGTATTCCTGCTAATACCAACTGATAATCCTTGCATTAAGTTCTTTCCATACCCTGCAAATACTTTGGATGGAGAACCAATTCCAAATAGTTTCTTTACAGTTCCTAAAACATTGTTCTTGAAGAAGCCACTTATCTTGTCTTTAATCCATTGGCCCATATCTTTAATACCATTCCAGATACCCATGATTAGGTCTTTACCTGATTGAACAAGTCTTCCAGGCCATGTCTTTACTTCTTCATACACCTTGCTAAACAGGGTCTTAAGTGCACCTAAAAACTTTAGTACTACTCCACCCACTACATCTGCTACCTTGCTAAATGCTTCCTTAATCTCATCCCATTTGCGTACAACAATAATTATGATTGCAATCAATGCTGCTATTGCAGTTATTACTAATCCAATAGGGTTGGCATTCATTACTATATTCAAGGCTATATTTGCCAAAGTTAATCCTTGTACTGCCTTTGCCCATTGTACAATTGGAACAATTATCTTGGATGCAACTAATGCTCCTCCTATAACTATTAGGATATCCCGCATTATTTTGAAGTTGTCATTGATTTTAACTACGCCATTTTCATCTTCATCTGTAAAGAAATCAAACATTTTCTCAAATGCTTTAAGCAAAGGTCCTACAGCCTTTTCTTTTAACTCATTCATTGTCCAGGATAGTTTCTCCCATGGAGTTGTTAGCCTTTTGGCCTTCTCTAAATTCTCTTCACTTAAGATAATACCCAATATATATTCAAGGCCTTTACCTGCCTTTTGAGCAGCATCAAATGCCTTCTGTTGTTCTGCAGATAATTCAATTCCTAATCCTTGAATTTCGTTAATTGTTAGTTTGCCATCTTTTAAAGCCTTAACAAGTTTGGCACTTATCTCTTCTAATGGCTTGTTTGTTATCTTAGATAAAACAATTGCTGCCTCTGCAAATTCATCTGCAAGTGGGTCAAGTTCTGCTTTTAGAGAGCCTCTAAGTTTTAATACAAGTTGGGCTATATCACCATCATCTACATAAAATATCTTAGATAGATTACCTATCTTGTCTGATATTGCTTTAAAGTCTTTTCCATATAATTCTTCAAGGGCTGCAAAGGCCTTCTCTTCTGCTGCAAGGTCTTTAATGGCATTCTTGATTTCGTTGACTCCAACAGACAAACCAATTACTGCACCTAATCTTTTGAAGCCTGCAATGATTGAGTTGGCAGAATTGTTTAACTTACCAAGTTGGTTATTGGTTTCATTAACACCATTAACTAAGCCTCTGGTATTGGCAAGAATATCAATCGTTATTGTATTAGCCATTCTTCTTCCTCAACCCCCTTGATATGTACTCAATTTCCTGTCGTTCCATCTCCCAAAACTGTTGTGGTGTATATCCTGTGGCTGCACAGAATTCACCCATTAGTTCTAAGAGACCTTCACTTTTGGGACTTCTTCTCCAATGATTCCTTGCATTTCATCAAGGGTCATGTCTTCTACTTCTTCCCAAGTAAGTTCTGGTTTGTCTTTCTTAGCCATTACATAAGTAATTGCCATAGTAAGTTTTACCTTTGGACAGGTTTCCCATTCATCCATGTTGTATCCTGATAGAGTTTCTATCTCTGCCAGTTCTTTCATCTTTAAGTTATTAATCATTATCTGCCTCCAATGTATTTTCTACTTAACTCCATTAAGTTTTGTGTGTACTGCTCTTTTGTGTAGTCCTTGTTTTCCCAAGCAGCCCTTCTTAAGAATGGTTGTGCTTCAATTCCTCTTGCAGGCCATCCATATTCAATGACACCTGCATATGGAACTCTTGCTCCACCTGCCTTAATCTGTACTTTCCTTGAAGCACGATTAGGTCTAATGGAACTTGCAAGGGCACCAGTTAGTGTGGGTGCAGTGGCTCTTGCTGTACTGGATACTTTCGCACCAATATTTGCATTGGCGTTCTTTAAGTCATCAATGGCACCCTCATATTTCTTGAGGGACCTGACTACTTCATTTACACCTTTTACATTAACTGTAAATTGAGCCACTGCTACTCACTACGCTCCTGCTGTTACTTTGACTGGCTTACCATCAAGTTTGATGTTTAAGTCATATACAAAGTATTCGCCTGCTGCTCCACCAAAATCAGGAATTGTTTCTGCATATCCTGTTGCTGTGAAGTGTGGCTGAGTTGTTGATGGTGTTGCATTTCCATGTGGTGCAAATGTAAGAGACAGTGATGCTCCTGGGTTTGCAAATAATTGTGTCCATAGAGATGCTGCTGCAAAGTCTTGGAATCCTGTTATTGCTGCAGTGTAATCAAGTGAGTCTGAATAATCTCCAAACCCCATTTCTCCAACTTCTGAAGAGAATACTACTGACTTAACAGAGCCTGCATAATCAGTGCCCCCAACTTTGAACACAATGCTCTTTCCTTTTAATCTTGACATTTTATTGTCCTCCTTGTGTATCTATTGAAATGTTAATGTGAGTGCTTAAGTATGTTGCTCCATTAGCCTCAGTGAGGAATGGCTTGTCAACATCTAATTTTGATACTGCTGTGTTAGCCCATATCGCTGGGATAAGTGCATCCAATAAAGTGTCTAAGGCTGTTGTCTCAACATCATTTTGTGCTGTTGGTACAAGTATTAAGACTCTCCATTGTGTTGAATAAATAGCATCATATTCATCATCATTAACACTGATGAATGGGATACCTGCTTCAATAATTGCACAAGGTGCAGTTGGTCTTGCTGGTGAGAATTTATAAACATTCTGCAATTCATCTCTTAGGATATTTGCAATATCTTCTTTGATGCCTGCTATGTTCATGCAAACCTCACCATGTAACGATTAAGTAAAGGGTAGACACCTGCTAATGGGTCTCTTGCAATACGGATTGGTGCTCCGTCATATGCTGAGTATTGCGAGATTCCCATTGGAGCAGAGCGTCTGTGAAATAATTCTGAACCAACTTCAAGGTAGCAACGCTTGAGTATCTGTGTAGGAACTTTTGTTGATTGCACATAAGATGCAATTAAGTCAACAGCAGTATCCCAACATTCCTCAGCAAACTCATTATCTAAGTCTGAAGCACCTACATAGGCCTTTAAGTCTGTCCAGTCCATTTAATGTCCCCTAATTAGTCCAGTGGATTTCCAACTTTGACAAGTGCTTTAGGGTCATGTCCTGCAACTGCAAGATAGCCATAAACAGAGAATGTCTGAGTTAGGTTTGTGATATCTCCATCATTGAGACGGAAAGGTGCTCCTGCAGATTCATAGGTTGTGATTGCAGATGAAGCACCTGTTAGAAGTGTTCCATTAGCAAGTGATGGGTCTACAACGATTGGTAGACCTGCAATGCTTCCTGTGAGTCCTACTGGATTGATTGAACCAAATCCATTTGAAGGGTTGGTTGCTGCTGCGATTGGGCGAGCAACTCCATCAACCTGCTTAGCAAGTTGCTTGAATACATCAGATGAGCAAAGAATGAACTCAAGTGCTTTACCTGTTTCATTGTTTACCTTTGTTGCTGAATCTGCAAGCATTTCAATGATTGCATCTGCAGACCATGCTGCAACTGAAGATGTTGATGTTCCTGACAATGAATTGATGTATGCCTTAACGACATTGTTTGTCTTCTTTGCATAGGCTGCTGCCATTGCTCTGAATGCTGCATCTACATAAGCAACAGATGAACGCTCAATTAATTGGCGTGTCATTGCTGTGTATCCACCATAAGTCTTGATTGGTGCTGTTGCTGAAGTCAAGTCAATCTTACCAAAAGTAAGTGCATCTCCTTCTGCTTCCTGCTCTTCAATTGCTGAAGTATCAGAATTAAGTAGTGGGTACTCCAGTGTCATTCCATCTGCTGGAAGTGGTGCTGAAGCAAATACATTGTAAGTTGGGCGACCATTGTCAAGAATGCGGATAGTTTCATTTACCCATGCGTTCTTTAGAATGCTGTCTGCCATTACTGAGTGAGTGTCTGCAAATGCACGAGCAAGTGTTAGACCATTGTCTTCACCTGTTGCTACTGATTTTACGAACTCACCAAATGAACGAAATTGTGGTGCAGTTGGAGCCTGTGTCTTATCTGCTGATAGGACCTCTAAGCGTCTTTCCAACTCTTCTGCATGATTACGCACTTCAGCGATTTCTGAAGAGTAATCAGGTGTTGTTGTTGTTTCCATATTGTGTGTTTCCTCCTTGATTTCTCTAACCTCAGTCACTGAGGCGTTTTCATAAGCAGGGAATGCAACTAAAGAGACTTCCTTTAGATTAACTTTCTTGCGAATGATTGTTCTGTCTTTCTTCTCATCCACTACTGGGATGAAGCCAACAGAAAATGAACGAATAGCACCATCTTTAACTAACTCAAGAGTTTCATCTCCAAGTTTGGTGTTGCTAATCTTTGCTTTAATCCAGAGACCATCTTCTTTCTCTACCATTGAGTTAACTTTCCCAATGACTTCTTTGTGGTCTCTAAATAACTTTACATGTGAGTCAAGGTCAACTGAGCCTCTTGCGAATTGCTCTTTGTCTCCCCCTCCAATATCAATTACCTCATCAAAAGGAACTGCCATACCAATGACTTCTCTGGTTTCTTGATTTGTTTCTCTGATTTCAAAACTTCTGTTTTCCATTATTTTCTCCATATCCTCATTTTAGATTGCAGGTTGGTTAGCAACCTGTTGAGGATTTGCTTGAACTGCTGGTTGTGGCATTGGTGGTAGGTCTGCTTCATTTACTGGTGGCATACCTTCTGATTCTCTAACTTCATTAACTGTTAGGAATCTCTTATCTAAACCAATGGCATAACTTTGATATCTATTTAATACATTGGGTCTTAAGAACCCAGTCATATTAAATTCAGCCTTCTGGCCTCTTGGTAACAAGTCAGACAATGCTTGCTGAATACGGACTATGTATTGCTGTAGTCCATCTTCATAAAGTTTCTGTCTATCCTCATTGCCATTTGTATATGTAAGCCCTGAACCTTCTACTGAAAGTCCAAGATACATACTTGGAACACCAAACATATTTGCTATCTGCCTTGTAGTGAATGTCTGATTAGCCAAGAACTGTGCTTCTTCAGGATTGAGTGCAATTGGGTTGTACTGAAGTCCTGATGAAAGTACTGCAACAGTTCTTTCTTTCTGTGAATCAATGAATGCCTTCTTGTTAGCAAGGGCAATATCTGCAGAAAGAAACTCTGTAGTTGTTAGTGTGCCTGTTGGTACTGCTGCAACTTTGAACCATTGGTCTGCATAGTTCTGTAAGTCTGTAGCAGATTGAATAATGTGCTTATGTCTTTGTAGTGGTCCTTGACCATATATATCCCCAGGAATACTAAACAATTTAAGGTGTCTAACAGTGCCTGTGGCCTGCTTTACTCCATTAATTGAGTACTCAAGGTCTCCTCTTGTGTTTTGTTCTATGTTCACCCAATGTGCAGGTATCAATTCAAGACTTGCTATTCCTCTTACACCTTTATAAATCTTCCAGTATGCATTTCCATAGATAGCCATTGATACAACTGTTTGTCCAAGAAATTCTGCTTGAGTTACATTGTTCTCTACATCTGGTGTTAGTAACCATGATGGAGAATCTACTTTCTCAATCCCCCGCATTACCTCAACTGGTATTTGCATAACTGCTGTTTCAAGAACTGATATACATCTTGTAACTGGAATAAGTTGTAATGCACTAATCTCATTTACTACAAATGGTTGCCTGTAAGGAATGAAAGCACCACGCTCTTCTAATTCTGTTGGGACAAAGTTCATAACCTCTGTCTGCCTGCCTAATAATCTGTCAATAAATCCCATGTGTCTCCTCTACCAAACCATCTGTGTTGCTTGGATTTGTGTATCCACATACCAGACAGCCAATATTGTTGCTAATGCTGCATCTATGTCTGATATTGAGTCTTTTCTTGTTATCTTCCAAGACTCTCCAACATTCTTTCGCACTGCCCTTTGCATTTGCACTGACACTATTTCATCTTGAGGGTGAACTAATGTCTTTCTCATAATTCTACGATATGCGTTGTTTGACCCATTAATTAAATCCTTATGTGTGGCTTTATGGACCCTAATTCCTCTTTGTTGTAGGGCTTGTGCAAGGTCTGAAGAAATATAAGAATCAAGAATAAATGGAGCACCAAACTTGGATAATCCAACGCAAGCCCTAACTAATTCATCAATATTTGTATTATTAAATGATGCAACTAATTCTGTAGAAACTATGTCTCCATCTTCTAAAGTGGCTGCAACTATTGCTGCATGGTCCCAACCTGGAGTTCTATCCACTCCAAATACCTGCACTCTTGAACAAGTTCCATAAGGAAGGCCTTGCCATGTACCTACAGGAAGCCATGCATTCATGCTTGAAACAAACTGGTTTAGGCGATATCTACGAGCATCTGCCTCTGGCATTGTTGCTAATTCATTCTTTACAGATGCCCACGAAAGTAGGCCAGATGCAAGATTTGGATTGGCTCTTCTTACTTCCTGCTCATCAAATACATCACAGCCTTGTGGAGCCTCCCAACAAAAGAATCCAAACCTCTCAAATGCAGGGTCTTCATCTACTGCCTTAGCCCCTCGCTCATAAAGTCTCTTGAGTAGTCCTGAAGTGTCATCTCCTGCTGTTGTAATGCCAATTGTTATGCCATCTGGTCTGGTTGCAGAACCAAGAGCCATTGCAGTCCAAACATCCTCATTAGCAACATGTAATTCATCAAATACAACAAGGGATGGATGCAGTCCTTGTGCTGTTCCTGCCTTAGCAGCAATTACTTTATAAACACCAGTGCCATCTGAAGTCCATAGGCCTCTGTGTTCTGTAGACCTACTAAAGAGAGACTTCAATATGTCTGAGTTCTGTGTTTGGTGTAGCAATCGCCTATAAACAATCTTTGCTTGGTCTGCTGAGGCTGCTACTGAAATAACTTCAGGTGCTGGTTCATGTAGGAGCATTCCATAGAGTGCAAAGAGGGCACCTATCAATGATTTACCATTCTTGCGGGGCATTGAGATACAGACCTGCTTATATCTAAGTCTTCCTGCTAATTCAGGGTCAGGATGTGTATCTGGATATCTTTCCAATACCCTGCGTATAAGCCACTTCTGCCAATCTGTTAAAACCAGAGGAGCATTGTGCTTTTCAGGTAACTTCCATATTGCTTCTACTACATTTATTAACTTGTCACCATCAGTAACAAGGTTTTCATCAAGAGATGGGCTGTAGTGTGTAGGTAACCACTCCAATTAAACCCCTTGTGCAATTTGTGCAAGCATTTCTTGCGGGGTAATGCTCAAATCTTGCCTTCTATTGTTCATTAACCCTAAATTGCTCAATAATCCAATTAATATAGGTGCTAATTGATGCCTTCTATCTGGCATTTGGTCCATGGTTTGAGCCAATAGAACTGCTTGTTGGGCTGCTCCTAAATCTGCTTCTTCTAACCATGTAGCACTTCTGATAGATGCAATTACTGCATTTTCTAAGGTTAAATCCAATATTAATGGCTCAAAATCAGACTTAATAAGCCTATGGGCCCTTGGCCCTTGTGTCATACCTGTTCTCATATCTGCCTCCAATTTACTAATTATAATTCTGTTGTATTTCAACAAAGGCAGCGGGGTTTTCTACAAACCTATAAAAAACCATCAAACCTTTATATCTGCATATTGGGCCAATTACTATTTGATGGTTTGGATATAAGGTTTGGA